GGACACTCATCTTTTTGTGTGGAGACTTCTATCTCATTCCCACAAATACATTTTTCTTTATACGTTTGAGCTAATTCTTCACCAAAGTCCCATATTTTTCTCATTTTTTATCCTTATTATTGGATTTCAAACCCTTCTCACGATATCCGCTTGTCGGTGATTCTTTGGTCTTACCTTTAAATTCAGAATCCTTCACCTGTTTAACCGGCTTCTTTGGAGACCGGATGTCGTTTATAAGCTTTACATCTTCTCTGTCAGACTGTTTTTTATTACGCTTTATAGTGTCTATTGTCTGTGACTCTTCAATAACGATTTTACGTTCATCAAATTCAACACCTTTCAAAGTAGCTTCCTGATTAACTTTTTCTGTATTAATTTTCTCTTCAAGCAGATCAATCTCTTTCTGAGTTTTCTGAATATCAGCCTGTTTGACTTCTATCTCGGTTGTTGCTTTATTTGCCTCAATATTCTGCATCGGATCTTCTTGAGTTTCTATCCCTTCAACCATCTGTGAGAAAGAAGGAACCTCTCCCTTATTCACCATGCCTTCAAACTCTTTCTGCTCAAGCTGTGACAGCTCGTTGAACACACCGAGGATATCTTCTGGTACTCCGATACCTGCCATCTTCTCAAATAGCTCTCCTAATGGTCCAGCGGTCTTTCTGGTTATTAATTCTTTAATGTCCGTGTTAGACCAACCCATCCGTTTCAAAAGCTCCTGGTCATCAATCGCACCCTTCTCAAATAAACCAAGCGCTTCTTCTCTTTCAACAACCTTTGACCGCAACATCATAGAACCAGATACAACCATGAGTTTTGCAGGGACTCTCAGCTTGCTGCCGTTTATCGCAATCTGTTCCTCAACGCCATTTTTCTCAACAGGTATCCATCTGTCCTCTGTGTAAAAGTTCATCACATGAGACAAATACATTCTCCCACGTTCCCTAACCATACGGCTGTAATTTTCTATCTTGCCTTTCAGCATATTTGATGCGTGTTCAATCAATGCCGCAATCGCCTTGTACGCTATGACTTCCTTGCCAGGGGTCTGAGCTGCTTCCAACTCGAATGAACCGGATATTAAAAAGAACATTTCTTTATAGAAATTAACCGCAGCCATTAAGTCAGAAGGCATCTTCGGTGGATCTATATATTTTAATCCATTCGCAGCCATTTCATTTGAAGGATTTAGTATTCCTGTACGGTTTGTGATCTCGCTGTTTGCAACCCCAGAGGTTACAGGATTGATAAATTTAAACCCAGCGACTTTATCTTTAAACATTGTGAATTGTACCCCAAGCTAAGGAATTGTCAATAATAGAAGGTGTCAAGGTAAACGGAAACTTATCATATAGATATGTTTTTTGAGCTTCTTCAGTCTCTAAGTTCTCAGATATAGACGGGTTACTCCTGTCTTCAAGAACAATTTTACCACCATTGCAGGTCGTTATAACTCTAATATTGCCTTTATATAAATCGTTGTCATCTTCGTCTTTAGAATAATCTTTAACCCAGCATTCACAAATTAAAAGCTCTTCGCCTTCCGATTTGGAATCACCGGATAAATTAAGCATATTTTTTACAACACCAGCGAAAGTGCTGAAATACCCTTTCGGTTGTCCTTTAGTATTCGCTGTTACCTCTCGTCTTTCGTCTCCCAGCTCTTTTAAAAACTCTTCATCGGAAGTTATATCGTCTTTGAACTCAGGCCATCTTCTGTTCGCTTCCCGAATTGACATAGGCCAATAATGAAAGATTGCATCTGCTTTTTGAATGTCCATACACTTCACAGGGTAAAATCCGAAATGGTATGGGTCAACAACTTCCGGTTCAACTTCTCCTAAGCCATATTCAAGTTCAGGATTGAAGGATACTTTTTCAATAGTACACCCGTATGTTTCACCGTTTAAAACTGATTTAATTAAAACCGACTGCTGTTCTGTGTCCCCCCACCAGAAATCAGCGGCGTGAAGTAAATTATCATACGTCTCAGATTGTACTTCTTCCGGGTTACCTCTTTTCACAACATTAAATGTGGGGTTATTATCTGTCAGCATATTCACAGTTCGTTGGCGGTGAGTGAAAAGCAGATTGGCTGTCATTAATGATATTTTATCAGAAGTCTTGGCCCAGTGTTTATTTCGGGATAGCTCATAATTTCGTTTCCATTTAGAAGGCAGGCCCAGATTGTTCTTGTCCTGGATCACTTCTGCAAGAATTGTAAAAACTTTATATCCGACTTTAGGATCGCCGTGTTCTGGGAATAGTTCGGTCATTTATTTCCACCCTATTTCTTATTCTGCCATTAATTTTAGATAAACTTCACCCGCTTCTTTCATTAGCGTTAGCGTTTTGAAAATACTATTTAGGATGTCTATTTCGTCTTGCGTCGCAGTCTCCTCATTTTCTTGAAACGAAAGCCGCTTTTTATAAATCACATCACTTAGAGCCTCTAATTGTTTTTCTATACTGACTATATTATCTGTCTTCATTGTTTTTCCTCGCACATGCTTTATAGTGTTGGCTGAAAGCTCCTTTGGTTTTTATCTCTTTCCCGCAGATATCACATTTGAACATTTGAATAGTATCAATCATCCCTTTATCCGTCAATAATTTACTCGGCCCACCATTCTCCATGGCCTCTGGTATATCAGTATAATCTATCCCCCAGGGTGAGTGCCGACCTTTGGGACATTGCATTTCCTTCCAACCAAGATCATTTCGCATCCAAGGAGCAGGAACGCCATGTTTGGGATCAGGGGATGTGAACATATCAGAAGTTAATGGTAATGTTAATTTCTTTTGATCAATGATTGCTATCTCAGAGTCCTTACTCATATGGGTACCTTGCAAAGAACATACCATGCAATGTAATTTCATTATGCTCCTTCTTGTTCGACTTGATAATCTATTAAAACATCATAAAGAAATTCAGGAATTTCTTTAAACTCAGTATGAGAATAATCTCCTATAGCCCAATAGAATAAGCCTTCATGTTCGGCAATCAGTAAGCCTCCGTGGTAATTACCGATGCTTCCAATTGAATCAGCCTTTTTTTCTATTGTTTTTCTTAAACTCTCTTTCATTCTATCCCTTTTTTTAGCCGCTGGTGTTTTTAATATTTCTTTATTATTTTTTGGTCGTTTCTGCCCTTCTTCGTAACAAAACTTTTGTAATTCCAACAGTATCATGATGGGATTTTTGTCATTAAGATTTTCTATAAAAGCCTCAACCTCTGATAATTTATGCCATTTTTCAAACTTCATTGTTTTTCTCCGATTATATTAATATGCCAAGAGCATAAAGTCAATTATTCCTTAACGCCATATAAACAATCATGCAGCTCTCCTAAATCCTCTTCGCTGTTATCCTTAACGGTCGGTGTAATAAACGGCATATCTGTCTTGGTTTTCCTGCCAAAAACATATCCAGTAATTAAAAAAACAAGAGCAGTTAAAAGAAACGCTCCCGGTAGTATTAAGTTATCCATGCTCCCCCTTATAATGTCTCGTACATTTCCCCATCATCATATTCGTCAACTTCACCCCAATTATATCCACCGTCAATCGGTGATACGTGGGCTGCTACTTGATCTTCAAATGGAGTTGTCTTACTTTTGTATAAACTTTCTAATCGTTTGTCGTGGCTGGCAGTTTTAGCTTTCGGCATATCGGTAAACTCAGGGATTGTCATAATAGCATATTTTAAACTGTCCCATGCGTGGTTATCTTTGTCCACTATCTTCTCTTGTAAATTTTTGTTTACCATCACCGTGGGGCTAAAATCTGCAAACCTTAATCGTTGCAACTCCCACCATAACCATTTACAGTTTCGCATAATAGTTAATCTTGGTTTCTTCGGATCTTTCCAGAAACGGCTATCAAGTTTTTCGTAACAAGTGAAACAAATCAGCCATACTTTTTAGTCCTTGGGGGTCATTACCTTCCTGTGTCTTATTCCATAGACTTGGGTCTGCGTATATTACCAATCCTGGGCTAAAGTAGGGACATGACTTTATAGCTGCCGATAAGGCTTTATATCCCTTTCTTGATCTAAACTGTTCGTCTGTTTCGTTTGGTTTTTTAGGCGGTTCGTAGTATTCCCATACAACTTGGATATTCCCGTCATAATCGACACTCATAACTTCAAACGCTGATGGATTCCGTGTCCCGTAATCAAGACCAGCAACCATTCTCATCCCACTGGTGCTATAAGGTTTAATAAATATCCTCAATTCGTTTTCTAATAAATAAGGGAACAGTAATTGCCCACCATGAGCATCAAAGTCTATTTCCATTTCCTTGCGCCACCTGGGGTCAGTTTTTCCTCTATATCCCTGCATTTCCCTCTTGAGCCATTTTGCGCCGTCCTTTGTGTCTGGATCTTTTGTGGGATCTGCCGTATAGTGAACACGGATGATCCTGATTCCTTCAGGGGATATCCCTGTTTGAATACCTTTATATTCAGTAGCCTCTAACATTAAATATGCGCCCACAATTGTTTGCGTTTAATTGGGTCGATAAGCACATCTTTCATAAGCTTACTCCTTCGTATATATCCGCAAATATTCCTGGATTGGCTGATGAAATAGCAATGAGCATACCACCCTGTTTTGCGATTGGTAGCATGGCGGTATAAGCCTCGCCAAAAGATGGTTGAAAAGCTGCTTCATCTGATATGACTAAAGACGGTGTGTATGATCGGATCATATCTGCCCCTTCAGGTATCCCCCATATTTTTGAGCCATTTGAAAACAGTAATTTCCCGTATGCTGATTCAATCTCTTCGTCTTGCAACCACCATGGCAAGTGTTTTTCAATAAATGATATCCGTGCCGTGTTCCAGTTCTTCCCAGTCCTTCCGCCAGAAAAAACGAGGTTGGCAGCATCCTCTTCTTTCTTCGATTGTACGAATATCAGCCGGTGAGGTTTTGATTTCGCCAGCCATAAAGCGAAAACACAACACAGCCAGGTCATCATAATTTGCCTGGACTTTGGAACAAAGAAAATTGATTGTTCTTTTTTATAAAAGACATCAAGTAGATATTTAACATATGGTTTTAGTGGAAATAATTTTATCGGATTAATCTCATCGTGTTCATCTTTGGTTCTAACGTGCTGAATAAAATT